AATTTTGTGTATAACCAACTTTAACTGATTGTGGCATATACAATGCAATCGCTGTTGTCATTGTGCTTCTTGTTGGTAATTTTGCTGATAATTTTTCTGTTCTTGCACCAGACTTTGCTGATGATTCTAAAAAACCACTTGTCTGTGGACTATAACCTAAAAAACCTGATTCAAATATAATATAGTGACCAAGTTCATTACTACCTAAGTCTAATGGATATTGTACAGGATTAAATGATAATGGATTTTCTCTAATCTTTTGTGATGGACTATCTGGTATATCAAATGGTCCTTTTTTCAATAGTTGTGCTGACACTTTACCTGCGTCTTTCTGACTGCCTGAATTCATAAAATTACTAGCCATATCAGTTAAGAATGGTGTTGCCAAACTAGATATATGATTTTTTAGTGATTTAAATGCCATGTATAAATAATCCTTAGTTAGTAATATTTATATAGATTATAGGTGATATATGAGAAAGAGTTATAAGGGTTTATACAGACCAACCAATCCTAAGAAATACATAGGCAATACCAAACAAATAGTATATCGGTCATTATTAGAAAGACGGTTCATGCGTTATTGTGACCTTAATGAAGATATACAATTTTGGGCAAGTGAAGAATTGCCTGTTAAATATTATAACCCGCTAGACAAGAAATATCATAGATATTTTCCTGACTTTGTTGTAAAGACGGTGAATAATGATAAGTACATGATTGAGATAAAACCCTCCCGCCAAGCAGTAAAACCCAAACCACCAAAAAAGAAAACAAAATCGTATATGCGTGAATCATTTGAGTATATTAAAAATCAGGCCAAGTGGAATGCAGCTAAAGCCTATTGTGAAGATAATGGTATGCAATTTAAGATTATTACCGAAAAAGACCTTGGTCAATATTAACCGTAAACTCCATTATAATTAATTCTATCAAAGTATGGGTCTGTAGCAGTAGATAATGGCGCATATGAATTTTCTGATTTATAACCTTTTTGACTTTGGTCTTTAATTGAGTTATCAATACTACCAATCACAACACCACCATTATTTGTGCCACCTGCATTATTAATTGTATTTGTTTTGTAAGTTGTTTCTGTTACATTACCTTGTACATCTTCTACAATAGTTTTTTGTATGTCATTTGCACCACCTTCAACTTCGGTTGAAACTTCATTGCCTTTTACATAACTATCAAATACTCTTTTAAATGCTTCGCCTGGTGATTCACCACCTGGCAATATTGCTTTGGCAGCTGCAACACCACCCATTGCAAGACCTTTAAATAATTGTCCCATATTAAATAACTTTTCTTTAAATGAAGCAAAGTCAAATGTAAACAAACTTTTAAACCAGTTCCATGCACTCATTACAGGACCGTCTTCACCTAAGAAGAAATCTTTTAATGAAAATGGCTTATCGGGGTCACCAAATCCAAATATATCTTTTATAAAGTTTACTGCCATATCTATTGGTAGTGATACCATATTAAAGAAGAAGTCGGTCATACCACCTGCAACACCTTTAATACCGTTCCATACTCTACCAATGTCTAATGTAAATATACCTGTGATTACATCTACAAGACCGCCAATTACTTTACTAAAGTTGCCTGTAATCTTTTCACCAAACTCTGTAACAAACTTACCTAGGTTTTTTAAACCTAAAAACTCTAATGCCATACCAACTAAATCTGTAATTAGTCTAACAAATGTACCTATGAAACCATCAATAATTCCCACTACTGCACCACGAATACCATCTACAATAGAGCCTGTGTTTTCATACTCTTTCATAAATCCAGATACACCATCAAATATACCAAGTATGATTGTCAATGGTAAGAATAATTTACCAATAGTTTTACCTATGGCTTTAATCGGTTTTAATATAGAAGCAATTGGTCCGTCAACTGCATTAAATAAACCACCTGCACCTGTTAAACCTGTAAAGAAACCTTTGATTGGTTTTATAACACCTTGTAATGCCACTTTGGCGTCATCAAATAGTGTCATAATACCTGCAAAGGCTCCACCTGATTTACCTAATGTAAAGAAGTTTTTAATTGGCATTAATACTTTTGTATCAAAAGATTTAAACACACCACCTAGTGTACTATTTTTTACAAACTTAGCAAAGTCATCAAATTTGGTCATTATAGGATTACCAATACTTGTCTTAATCATACCTTTGATGTTACCACCAAATTGATTTAATACTAGTTGAATATCTTTTACAATTCTAGGACCAAAACCTAATGTGCCTATTGTACCAATGCCTTTTGCAAAGGTAGCCATTGCTCTCATAGATTTTAATTGTTGTGGTAGTTTGAGTATGTCTGTATTTGCACCCATACTTTTTGCAAAGAAAGCTAAGCCAGCAATAGCAGCTAAACCTTTTGCACCAAAACCACCTGTCATTTCTTCCATAGACGGTAGACCACCACCACCACCAGTTGAAGGCGCAGCTAAGGCCTCTTTAGCAGCTTCTCTTTGTTGGTCTCGTTCTCTTTGAAATCTTGTTTTATCAAAGGCAAACATATCACGCAAAACATCTGTAAGTCTTTGTGTGTTGCCTTCGTTCTCTCTGGAGATACTTCGTAGGTCTTCTAATAAAGGTATTGTACCATTATCATTTGAAGCGATAGCAGCGCCACCACCTGTTAAGGCAGAACCAACTGCCCCTTGTCCAGCCGTTATTGCACCTACTATTGAATCTCTCAAAGCCATTTCTATTTACTCTTCTTACTTGTTCCTGTGTATAGACCAAACCAGGCAGCGCCAGCACCTACAACGATACTAACTAACCCACTTTGTTCCATAGTTGGTGATTGCAATGCCATATACCAAATGACAACTTTGTATAACAAAAAGATATAAGTTGTAATGAATACTCTAGGGAATATTCTCCAACTATCAACTGCTCTAGCAAGGTCAATTAAACCTTGATACCTATTTTTACTAGAATCTACAGTTGATGTATCAATCTCTAGTTCTAAGTTTACTTTTTTAGTTTGTTCAGCCATTTTGTTTTCTCTCTCTAGCCTTTTCTTTTTCTTCTTTTATATGGTTGACTAGTAAATCCACATAAATTTCCCTCTCCCATGGTGTCATATTCTCTAACTCTGTCAAAGAATATTTATGATGTTGCATTAAAGCAAAGTTGACCTGGAAATAGTTTTCTAGGTTGTCATGTGAGAGGGCGATACGAAAAAACTTTGTAGCCCGCTCAGCACTACTTTACTTTTCACTTTTGTTTTAGGGTTTTCAATCTCTAATTCATGTTGCAATCTAGGCATAGTATTAAAGAATTTTTGAATTTTAGCAAAATGGTCACTTGTTAGTGATTCAATAAAATTCTTCATTTCTTCTTTACTATAATCATTTGCTTTATGAACCGTCTCACCCTCATAAATTTCATAAACTGTATTTGCAATGATATCAAATAATTGTTCAGTTTTTAATTTATTTGCGTCAATTGTCGGGTCAAATGTATCAATTGTAGGATACTTCATAACCATTTTAATTTTATCGTTAATCTGTATCGTATTATTGTGTTCATCATCAACTTGTACCTCAACTGTAGATAAATCTAACTCTACATTTGCGTAAGTCTCTTTATCATCTGGACACAATAGTTTTAATTTTGCAACTTCACCAACTGATTTAGCTCTAATATTTAAAAAAATATATTCTAAATCAAAAGTAGGTAATGCTTCAACATTCAAACTACCAAATGTACATGCATGTACAATCTCTTTTAATGCTTTTGTAATTTCAGCAGCATTCTCAGATTCCATAGCCATCAATAAAATCTTTTCTTCTTTTACAAGAAAAGGTCTATATTTGACCTGTACATCACTTGAAGGTAATGTCAATTCATAAGTCGCTGTATCTAATATAGGCAATGCCATAATATTATCTCCTTGTTAATATATTAACCAAAAGGTGGGAATAATCTACCACCTGTAACTCTACCAATTGGTAGATTTCTTTTAGTTGTTTGTAATACATCTCTGCCTGCTCTTCTAATTTCAGGAGGCAGTTTATTTAATATACCACCAAACAATCCAAAATCTTTACTTGCTTTAATTGTAGGTACATCACCAACTGATTTACCTACTGTTGCGCCGTTAATCTGGTCTATTGTCAAGTTAGCCCATGTTCTAAAGTTTAATGTTATAGGCACAATTACTTGTTCATTTTCAGAACCATATGTATAATCATAAGAACCAATTGTCTGTGGATATACTTCAAATAATCTTACTGCATATGTAACTCTAGCGTCATCATCTTGTTTACTATCAAATTGACCTAACTGCATAATATCCATACTACCAACATAACTATCATAGTAACTCATGTTATGAGTTTGAATATCAAAAATCTTTTTTTGCCAGTTTTCAAAAAACATTCTCTGTCTTAAAAACTTATCGCCATAAAATGACAATTCTAATTCACCACTATAAGAATATGCATAAGGCATTCTTCTTGCTGGTCCATAAGTTCTATTTGTGGCTGTGTTGACATCTCTATTTGGCATGGTAACTTTGTTACACATCATATCAACATTTTCTATTGTTGTTAAACTTTCTAAATCATTATTACCTGGCGACATGTCAAAATCACCAGCATATGGATTATCAAATACTCTTGCTGGTGGATTAATTCTTACAATGTATCTATTTGTTCTAGCAAATCCTTCACCTGTATTTACTTGTGCTAAAAATCTTTGAATAGTACCAGCACCACCAGGTTGTCGTTTTAACCTAGGGTCGCCTGCAACATCAACAAGTGACCTATCTCTCGGTAGACCAACTCTAATGTCGAAATTTCCTATTCTTCTTCCACCTCGTAAGATTGCCATTATACTTTATGCCTTTTTCTGTTTTTTAAATGTGCAGCTTCAACATCATCTTTACTTTGACCATAATATTCTACTGCATGTCCTTTTTGGCACATCAAACTATTAACTGATTTGCCATCAATAAAAACATCACCTAGTATTCTACCAAACTTACCTGTTTCATCACCTTTGTAAGTTTTAATATTAACTTTCTTAGCATTCTTTAATTGTTCTTGTAGAAATTTTTTAGATAGTAAACCATATTTCTTTTCTACTTTATCTCTAGTTCTTGATTCTGGTGTATCAATACCAAATAGTCTAACTCTTTGTTGATATAGAATATCAAATCCCATATCAAGGGTTACATCTATAGTATCACCGTCTACCACTTTTGTTACCTTTTTAACTCGATAACTGAAATCTGTAGGGTCGCCTAATTTTGCCATTTAAAAATTCTTTCTTGCAGCTGCAAAGACACCACCTAATGTTTTACCTTGGAATTGTGCTACAGGTAAATAAGCTGCTAATGCCATTTCATTTACATCTACTCTTAAAAAGTTTGACCTTACATGAGAGTACAAGTATCTTTTAATTGCTACTTTGGTATATTTATTACCTTTTATTGAGTTATATGAAGCTTGAATTTTAGTTGATTGGTCAAATTTACCATTACTAGCATATCTTTGTAATTGTTGTAAAAATGCAAATCTAGCACCATAAGGCAAATAATGAAAATTTAAACCAATAAAACCACCTTTCATAGGTTCAATAGGTAATACTAAAGGGAATGTGTCATAATAAGGCAACCTATTTTTAAATTTAGGGTCATAAAAGAACATGCTCATACGACCAGCACTAGGTCTACCTAATAATTTACCTGAGGCAAACAATTCACTAGGGCTAGTTCTATCTGCAATAAGTGATACAGCATTTCTGTACCAATTAGCACCCTTTTGTTTGTTACCTTGTAAATCTTTTAGTGGTTCAAATATATCAATTGCCATACCACTATTTATAAGAAAACCCTTAGCGATTTCTCGCTAAGGGTCAATGCTTTCGGTAAAGAGAGAGAAAGGATTAATCTTCGTCTGCTAATTTACTAAAATAGTCGAGGGTATCATCCTCGTCACTAGCAGGCTTAGATTCGCTTACCTTTGGCATTTCCACGGAAGTTGTAGTCTGTGGTGGGAGGTCTACAGAGTCTACTGTTACCGTGCTTTGCGTACCCGTAATTACCCTATTCAGTTTCTCTTTGAGTTCGTCATAGGTCTTAAAATTACTAGGGTCAACAAATGCTTTTAGAGGGTATTGTTTTTCCCATATCGCTTTGATTTCGTCATCTGACTCTTTCACTTGCGACACACCCTCAAATTCAGATTTGTCATAGTTCCAATAACCATCAACTTTTCTGATTTTTAGTTTAAAGTTTGCACCTTTCCAAAAATCAAATGGGTTAATTGCTTGTTCATCTTCAAAAGCTGGTTGCATTGCTTCAGTAATCTTATCAAAGATTTTTTTACCAAACTTAAACAAGAAAACTTTACCCTCATTTTCAGGATGTTTTGGGTCACTAACAACATAGATGTTAGAATAGTAAGATAATTTTCTCTTACGCTTTCTAGCAATCTCTTTGTCACTATCAACACCAGTATTCCAAAGTCTTGTATTCTCTTCGGACACCGGGTCTTTTTGATTAAGAGTTGTTAATGAGTTTTCAATATACCAACCACCTTTGTCTTGAAAGGCATGTGACCATACTCTTTGCCATGGCATTTCTTCACCATTAGAGGCAGGTAGAAAACGAATAACAGCATAGCCGTTACCTGTTTTGTCAAGTTCAGGTTTCCACAACCTGTCATCTTGGTATTTGTTTTTGTTTGATTGGTCTTCTGGAGCAAGTTTTGTTTCCAGAGCTTTTGTGATTGCGTCAAAGTTGCTTGACGATTGTTTCAATGATTCAAAATCCATATTTATTCTCCTTGTATATGTTTTGTGTTCGTTGTATTTGTGTTGGCTATATTATCGCCATCAGTATTATTTATAACAGTTATAGTCTCTGCCGTTAAATAATTCATTACATTTTCAGGTGTTGATTCTACATAAGGGTCGTCATCATCTGAAA